CTTGATGACGAAGTCCATGAAGTATCGATGTGGCTTCTTATCAGTCTCACAGATGTAAGGGATGACCAACTCTTCGGACATCCATTGTACCACGTCCAGACTGTCGTCACACCATTTCATAACATGCCGTTCCCAACCCGAACGGTAGACGACATTGTCTACATCCCCAGCATACTTGGCTGGGTTCTTTGGTTTGTACCGTCCTTTATATGTCTTCACGTTTTAATAACACCATGTGGTTGACCCTGTCACTAGAAGGATAAGCGAAATCATGTACTTTCTTGTAAGGAAAGTCTGGTTTGGACAGGTAATGATGTATCAATCTCTTGGGGTTCGGCGACTCTACTCTTTCGTCCATCGATAGACTACTGACGTAATCATCAAATAGAATGTACTCGACCCTTGCTTCGTTGCATAGGTTCAAGTCCTTTGACATACCTTCGATGCTATGGTCACCATCAACGAACACCATATCGTATAGGTCGAGGGTACGTGGTTCCAAATCGTGAGAACTCATGTGACTGAACACGAACCTATCAGGATACATTTCTTTGAGCTTATTAGCATTCACCAAGGTGTACTCGTGTTGCCCTATGTCTACCGAATGATACTTGACATTGGTATCTACATTTAGAAACGTGAATGCGCTGTGTCCATAATTGAACCCTATTTCCAACACGTTTCTAGAACGTGTCATCTTCAATATGATATGGATGATTCTACAACTAGTAGCGTCAGGCAATACGTGCCCTTCATCATATGACCAACCTTCGGTCAGGAACTTACTGTCGTCTACTAGATTCATTTTATATCTTCATCGTTTCTGTATAAATAGTATCAAAGTATTTATAAACATAGGTTACAGACCATGGCAGATGAAGAAAACACAATAAGTGACCCAGCGACTCCGGCAGAGCAGATATCTACTATCAAAACGTCTAAGACCGATTCTAAGGCGTCCGACGATGGTACTGCACACAAACCTTTGGTGTATCCTATATCCGATACTAACAGATATGGAGCAAAGGTTACTTTTGTCCCTCAGTTGATCACAGGTCCTAAGCTGGACGGAAGTCAATCATTAGGAGATGTTCTCAAAGCTTTTGGAAAGGGCGTGGTGTCCATTACCAAAGGCGAGGACGTTGCACCGAAGAAAGATGCTCCGACAGAAAACACTGGAGAGAATGAAGACTCTGGTACAAAGGAAACCGATCCACCTACCGCTGATGGTGATAATAAACCTCTTACTATATCGCCTGGTGTTAATATGCCATTAACTACCAAGAAGATATCGGTCTATCTACCTATTTCATTCGGATCCACGGACACCCTTACTTATGATAGTCCTAGTCTAGGTTCGGCAGGTGCACTCTTGGGTAGCGCACTAGAGGGTGCGAATGGTGGTGCAGGGGATATACTTGGTAATGCACTTGGAGACTTTATTGACCTATTCAAGGGTACTAGTCAGACAGGAGCAAACAGTTTAGGAAAACTAGGTCTTGCTAAACTAGCAAAACGTGGACCTACCGAAGTAGGGGACGGAGCAGCTGCGGCATTACGTGTAACCGCTGACCCTAACATTCGTACCTTATTCCGTGGTGTTGCGGTACGACAGTTTGCCTTCCAATTCAAGTTCATTGCAAAGAACTCTAAAGAGGCAGCAGAGATACGTGCAATCATCAAACGATTTCGATTCTATGCTTATCCGGAGTCTATCAACTTTAAGGGTGATGATAGTGGCGCTGATATCAGTGTTGGATTCAAGTATCCACACCCATTCATTATCAAAACAGAATATGTTGATGAAAACGGAAGCTCCTTCGCTATAGGACCTAAGATAAAGTCGTGTTACCTAACTAGTATTACTACCAACTTCAACCCATCGTCTATGGCATTCCATCGTGATGGCGAACCTGTCGAAATCGACCTCTCATTGAACTTCACTGAAGAGACCACATTGAACAAGCAAGATATTTTTGAGGGTTACTAATGGCATATTTTAAATCATTTCCTAAGATCAACTATAACTTTAATGGTGAGTCCGCTGTAGCAGTCAACCTAACAGCATACGCAGAAGTGATGGATGAGGTTAGACTGTCAACATCGTTCTACCAAGACTATTATATAGCAAATGGTGAACGTGCTGATAACGTTGCATTCTCCCTGTACAATGATCCTCAGTTACATTGGGTGTTGTACCTAATGAACCCTAAGTTAAGGGAACAGGGGTGGCCAGTGTCCCAAAAGGATTTAGTGAAGATTGCCAAGAAGAACCATCCTAATACTACTCTAGTCCTTCGTGCTGATATGACCAGTCGCCTCAATGTAGGAACGGTTATCAGGGGGTTCACTAGTGAGGCGGTGGGTACAATCGTATACAAGGATTTGGACTTAGGACAACTGACGGTAGAGACAGACGGCACCTTTGCGGTAGGAGAGTTGATAGAGGACGTTGATAAAGGTTTGGTGTTTCCGGACTTCACGGTCGATGCAGTTGTTGCAGAACATCTCTCAGCACATCACTATACAAAAAACGGTGAACGTGTGGACATCAACCCATACGAACCTATACCTCAAGACGTTATCAAAACAACCTTCTTGGAAGAATATGAAAAAACGAATGATTCTTTAAAGCAAATTCGAGTAGTCAAACCAGATTCAATTAATACTGTGGTCAGTGCATTCATGAAAGCGATTAAATCATAATGACTTCCGTAACTACAGATGCCGCTGAATCAGTATCGATACAGTCCGTCACGATACAGTCCGAAAAAATCGGTGACCGGATTATCAATATCACTGCTAACGTCAGTAACATAGACATCTATGAACACATCGATAAACCTTATCTAACCGCTGCGATTACTTTCGCAGATGATAAGGATGTCATGGCGAGTGCTAACATCGGTGGGGGTGAGAAGGTAGAGGTAGTATTACAGAGCACACGAGATGAAAGTGAACCTGTTTCCAAAACATTCTACCTAGACACCGTCATAGCATCGACCAAGCTAAATGACAATTCTGAGTTCTTTGTGTTGCACCTGATAGAAGACATCGGATTTATATCCAGTCTGATAAACGTCAATAAGTCATACTCCGATAACCCATCCGAAATCCTTAAAGGCATCTCTTCAAGTTTTCTGGGTAAAGAGTTACTTTCTACTGATAACACACAGAAGAAGATGAAGTTGATTGTACCTAACCTAACACCAATCGAAGCCATGTGTTGGATTAAGAACATGTCGTGTACCACAGAAGGGTACCCGTTTTACCTTCTATCTACCCTAGTAAACGATGAACTAATGTTCGTCGACCTAAAGACACTTATATCAGCACCCGTCATTAATGCAGATATGCCATACTCATATGGTGAAGCACTTATGTCCACTGGTAATCCATTGATGCCTTCACACCGGAGAGTTATCAAGGGATACAAATTCTCTGATACAGATAACCTACTATCTCTTATAAAGAAAGGGTTAGTTGGTGCAGAGTACAATTACTTGAACCCTACCAAGAAGGATGACGAAGAACTCAAGAACCATTATGTATTTGATGTACAGAAGGATGTCATCGATATCATGCCAGAATCGAAGTACCATTACAGTGATGAGTACAAGGTAGATAATAAGTCATTCAATGAGTTTCCGTCTAGGACAATAACACAGGTAGGTTCAACGGATGCGTATGATGAAGAATCATCGTACCACCAAAGTGCGAAAGGTCACTATAAGTTAAACACTATTAATCGTGCTATCGACAATCTAATTAAAAACAATCCACTGTCAATCATAGTCAACGGAGTAGATTTTCTGGATGGCACTGCACATATGACTACCGGACGAAAGATTGCGGTCAGGTTCATGCGCAACCAAGCACCCGAAGATACTGATTACTTTTACGACAATAGAAAGTCAGGGGATTTCTTAATATTCGCAGCAAAGCATTCCTTTAATAGGGAAGAGTACACTGCATCTTTATCATGCTTGAAATTATCAGAAGGTGATGTAGAATGATACCTAAAGATTATATTGAATTTTATGGGGACCAATCACGTTGGTTCCTAGGCAGGGTTGTTGATATAGAGAATGACCCTTTGCAGTTGGGTCGAGTCAAGGTCAACGTGTACGGTGTATACGATGAGATCGATGACGCAGACCTACCTTGGGCACAGATAGTTGTACCTATTACTCATGGTGTCCACGAAGGTAAAGGACAGAACCTAGGTATCCTCGTGGGTACACAGGTGTTCGGTATATTCCTTGACGGACAGAACTCTCAGTTGCCTATGGTGATTGGTACTGTACCTAAAGAAGGGGACACGAACTCCAAGGCACTAGAGAACTACCCACACAACAAAGTGTATCAGACAGATAGTGGTCACTATAAAGAGTGGGACGACACTGAAGGCAAGGAACGTATCCGCGAACAACATAGATCGGATACGTATTACGAGATACAGCCAGATGGTTCACGTATAACCGTCATTGAAGTAGACGATACTCTTGTCGTGAAAGGTAATTGTCTTATTACCGTTGTAGGTAATGCTACGATCGCAGGGGAGAATGTTGTGGTTAACGCAGTAGAGAAGGCTACGGTGTCTGCAAAGAATGTCTCAGTAACAGGTACAGATACCGTTACAGTACGCGCAGGGAACAAGGTTAAGTTGGGATGACAACCATTGCTCTTCCATGTCCACCTTCAGGTCTACCAACCAAGGCGGACCTCACCAACATGTTCAATCAGATCACTGCGATACCTAGTGACATACAGGCGCAGATAGAAGAACTGAAAACCCAAGCGCAGACGGACACTAGGGAAACCCTCGAGCGTATCCAGAATCTAGAGAACGAGATGAAGGAGAAGGTGGGAGAAGAACGTGCACGGGTTCAAGCACAGATAGATGCACTAGAGAATGGCGAAGATCCATTTGGTATTATATCAGAGTTAGAAGATACAATCAAGGATATTGAAGAAACTATTGAAACTATCTCCGACTTGTTTACGCCATGGTGGGATAAGGGTAAGGTTCGGCAGTTAGAGAAAGAGGCAGAGGACGCATTCACCGAACTGGTACAAGAGTTTCATATCTACATTCCCGTGAAGATGATGGAGATGATATCGAAGATTGTTCCTGTATCGTTTTCCGTTCCGGTGCTAGGATTAACTATTGATGCATTACGCATCATGGAACCAGAATACCAAGAGGAACTTAAACAACAAATTGCTGGTATCACTGAAGAGTATACCACAAAACTAGAAACATTGCAACAAGATTTTGAATCCGGTAAGTTACAAGAGGACGCATATAACTCTGCAATGGATGAGCTGGAAGACCAAAGGTCACAGATCATTGATGCAGTGTATGCACTTGTACCTGAGCAGTATCGTTACTTTGATGGTGAGTTCGGTGTAGAGTGTGCAGAGTGGAAGGCAAAACTTACATGGTCGTACATAAAGAATGAGATCATGGAGTGGTGTACAATGTCGCTCTTCAAACTATTAGATAAATTGATTGGTATGTTCAAGGAGATATGGGATGCATTAGGGTTACCCGATCTACCTATCCCTCTCTCATTTGATATGGCAGCATGGGTACGTGCAGTTATAGATCAGGTCGTCGCAAAGTATCAAGAAGAGATGGACCGTATCACGGGCGATATAGAAAAACTACAGAACTTTGATGTAGAACAGGAAATCGCTGACTTAGAACAGGACGCCAAGGACAAGGCAACAGAGATAGAAGACAAGATCAATAACTTTGATGCACAGAAAGAACTCGAAGATCAACTAGCAAAGTTGCAGGGTGATATTGTATCACAGATTATGGAATTGTCAATACCTTTACCATCACCTTTTGATATCAGTATACAAGATATCATGGGTGGAGAGATCGAAGGTAAGGTGCAGTGCCTCGAAGATAAGATAAACCAGATATGTACTGCGGCTAGAGACTGGAAGATTATCACTATGAAGGAACTGTTCAACATATGGTTGAAGAAGATTAAGAAGTTCCTTGATGCAATTGGTCTAGGTAAACTTCTAGACTTCCTCACTCTCACTTTCTGTGACGTACTTGAGTTGATAGGACTTCCATTAGAGATCCCACTGCCAGGTTTAGACAAATTATCAGCACTAGGAGTGTTGCCTCCTGTCCTTACGGGAGATATACTCGCGTCACATGATAGACCGCAAGTTACTCTTCCCAGTCTCAGTGATGATGATATACCCGACTTTGATAATATGACAGAAGAGGAATATCAGGAATTTCTTGAAGGTCTTGTATAAGAAGGCTTCAGTTTCTGTATAAATAGTAGAAAAAGTATATAACGATGGATAATCGATATGGGTTCGGCAAAAAGAAATTTTTCTATACAGGATGGTAATTTACAGAAGACTCCGATTACGACTTCGGTTACTCGTACCTATTCAGATATAGACTGTACATTCGAAGCATCCCCTACTGGTGGCATCTATAAAAAGACAGATGCCGCGGCGGTATTGCAGTCTGTAAAGAATCTTCTTATGACTAATCATGGAGAACTTCCATACAGACCATATTATGGTGCTAACCTATACGATCTTCTTTTCAGTCTATCTACAGATTTAGAAGTAGAGGACGTTAGTGCTAATATTAGTTATGCCCTAGAGAAGTTCGAACCCAGAGCAAGGATACAAAACATTAGAAGTTTGGTAAATCCAGACGGCAATTCCTTAGATGTGACTATAGTTTTTGAAGTGGTGAATACCCAAAAAGTTGTTACGTTGAATTTAAACATTGCAAGGACCAGATAAATGGCTATACAAAATTCAGAGTTAGACTTCTTTTCGATAAAGTCTCAACTACAAACGTATCTAGAACAGCAAACAGAATTTCAAGATTACGACTTTACCGCAAGTGGTCTATCTAATATACTAGATGTATTGGCACACAACACACATATCAATGGTCTGGTTGCCAACATGGCGATTAACGAATCCTTTCTTGGGTCCGCACAGTTACGATCATCGGTTGTATCACATGCAGAGTCACTGGGTTACATTCCTAAGTCACGTACTGCATCGTCTGCCATTCTATCACTATCAATTGTAGGTCATACTACAGGTCCTGCTTCATTGTCTCTACCTATCGGTACAGAGTTCACCTCTTCTTTGGGTACG